ATGAAAGAATACCCCATGAGTTCCCAGAAGAACTCGCACCAATACCTACAACGCCGTAATTTGCATCCGGCATTGCAGTAGTGAAGTTCACCGTGTAGTCACCGACACCGTTGTCAGTAATCGACGTGACGTTGAACGCCGCCCGAATAGCCACCGTCCCGGTGCCGTTGAAATTCACCCAAGCCTTGGCGCTGCCATCGACCACGGTGCTGACAGGCACGGACTTGCTGCCGGCTGCGTTTTGTAGGGTGTCAAATTTTGCTGTGCTCATTATTATTTACCTTTAGCGGAAGATGGAAACTGAAATTGTGGTGCTATCCGCCCCCACACCACCGCTATTAGTTATGGACTGAAGCTCAACACTAGTAGTTGAAAAAGAATTAGTGCTTGCCCATTGCCAATTTCCTGTAAGTGATGACGTAGCATGAGCCGAATAATTCGCATCCGGCATAGCAGTCGTGAAGTTTACCCTGTAGTTGCCCGTACCAAGATCCGTGATGCTGGATACATTACCCGAGGCACGAATGGCCACAGTGCCCGTGCCGTTGAAGTTCACCCAGGCGCGCGCCATGTAGCGTTCGACGCCATCGGTGCCTTGGATCGCATTGACTTTGATTGTTGACATTTAGACCACCACCCATGTGCTGCCAGACGGCACCGTAACTGTGATGCCGGACGAAATTGTAACTGGGCCAGCGGACATGGCATTCTTTCCTGTCGTGATTGTGTAGTTCGTGGTCACGGTCTGGCCATTCTCCACGAATATGTCGTCAGATCCGCCGCCAGTGGCACCACCGCCGACAGCGCCCCAGGCTGTGCCGTTGTAGCCTTCGAACTTGCCCAGCGTGCTGTTGAACCGAAACATGCCAGTGACACCGGTAGGCCGCTGCGCAGTCGTGCCTGCGTTCATGGTGGCTGCGCCGGTGCCGGTGAATGACACCTGGCCGCTGGCCGACAGTGTGGTGAATGCGCCGGTGTTTGGCGTCGTTGCACCGATGGACGCGTTGTTGACGGTGCCGCCTGCGAATGTCGCAGTGTTGATTGTTGGGCTTGTCAGCGTCTTGTTGGTTAGTGTCTGCGTGCCTGTCGTGGTCACCACAGGAACGCCACCAGCGTTCACGGTGCCGGTGCCTTTGGCCACCAGGTTCAAGCTGATGTTGGTGTCGCCGCCAGTTGCCGACAGCGTGGGCGTGCCGCCAGTTGCTGCGTTGGCAAATGTAAATTCGTTGACCGCTGATGCTGTGGTCGTAAAAATCAGCAGTTCGCTGCCGTTCGCATCAGCAATGAATCCACCGGTGGCAAACTTGGGGGCCGTCAGGGTCTTGTTGGTCAGGGTTTGCGTTGCGGCCAGCAAGGCCAGCGTGTCGCTGGCGACTGCTGGCAGTGTGTGCTGTTGGCCCGCCACCGGGCCGATCTTGGCGCTGATAATCGGGCTGGTGGCGTTGCTGAACGTGGCCGGCGCGCTGAATGTGGCCGTGCCGGTGACGGTAACGGTGTCAGCAGCTGCGTCGCCCAAGGTCACGTTGCCGTTGAACGTGGCAGCGCCGGCCACCGAAAGCGCCGGGAACGTGAAGGTGGCCACAGCATCCACCCAAGCGGTGCCGTTCCACTTTTCAAAGCGGCCGGTGGTCGTGTTCAGCCGCTTGGCGTTGGTCGGAAGGTTCGTTGGCGACATGCCTTCAAACCAGACGGCGGCTTCCACGTCACGGTCTTTCACTTCCGTGACGAAGTTGGTGTAGGTGCTTGTTAGCGTTGGGTTCGACCAGTTGGCCATTTATATCCCCTTGACCGACCAGCTGACGTCGCCGCTCACGCGGTTGCCAGCTGTATCGAACAGTAAAACTTTGAAACTGGTTGGATTGGGTGCGTCAACGAAATCATAAACCGCAATGCGTGCCGCTGTACCCTTGGGTGTCACGGTGATGCTTTCAACGTCCACGAAGTTCACATTAAAGTTCACGGTGGTGCCGCCCACGTCTGCGCTGTTGGCAGTGGCCGTGCCGGCGTCGTTTCGCAGCTTGACGTCAAAGCGCACGTTCAGGCCCGTGACTGTCACCAGGTCGTCGCCGCCCACGCTGGCGAAGTCGAACCGGACTTTGGCATAGCGAAAGTCGGTCACGAACACCGACGACAGGCCGGCGTAATCGGTCCACGGATCTGTCACCAGCTTGCGCACGCTGATGGTTGGTGTGATTGTCACAGTGCCAGCGGTGCTGGTGTAGGACAGGGTGGCGCTGATCTTGGTGGCCGCCAAAACGGTGCCATAGTCGATGGTTTCTTCGTAGCTGCCGGCAGACGCGGACGGCATGGCGTAGATCGGGAAACCGGCGCTGACCTGGCTTTGCAGTGTTGTCCAGCCTCGGCTGGTGAAGTGCGACTGCCAGGTTTCTGTCGTGTCGACGGGCGTTAAAAATCCCTGCTCGAAGCTGACAAACCCGGTCTTGGTGCCGCCGAACGCGCTGTCCAGGTTGTATTCCAGCTGATAGTCTGGCGGCTGGTTCACCAGGGCGTCCACGTTGGCTGTTGCGCCCACGTTGCCGGCCACGTCCACGCCTGCGATCCAGTATTTGTAAACGCCGGCGGTGGACTCAAAAATTGTGGCAAAGCGCGCGCTGATGCGGCCGATCACCGTGGCACCAGAAAATGTCGCACCCTTGCGCAGCTCGTAGTAGTCGACGGGCAGGGTGGCTGTGGCGTCTGACCACTTCAGTAGCACGTTGTTGTCGATCACTTCCTGGGTCATCGACACGGCCACCGGGGCGTTCACTGTAGCCGCGAAGCTGCCAGCCGAGCCGGTGTTGCTCGACAGGTCAATGGCCGCGATCCAGAATGTGCGGGCACCGACCCAGGCGGCCTTGATGCTGAACGATGTGCCTTTGATTGTGCCCAGCGATATGCCGGCAGCGTAGCTGGCACCATAGCGGATTTCATAGGCCTCAGTCGCCAGGTTGCCCTGCACGGCATTCCAGGTCAGCACCAGGGTTTCGCCGGCAAACGTGCCGGTTACGGTGGGTGCAGCTGCGGCCGCGATGGTGACGGACACGCTGGCCGCTGTGGCGCTGTAGTTGCCGGATGTGTCCAGGGCGCGGACGGTGTAGGTTTTGGCACCCACCGGCAGCAGGCCCACTTTGAAGGCTGTGGTTTTGGCCACACCCAGCACCGTGGCACCGTCCTTGATTTCGTAGCCGTCAAGATCCAGGTCGGCCACTCTGTCCCAGGTCAGCGTGATGCCGATGTTAGGGTCGATGATGGCCTGCAGGCCGGTGACGTTGGCCGGTGGCGCGGTCTTGCCCAGCGCTGTGATCGTGGCTTCGGCATAGCCGGCCGATTCCTTGCCGGTCGGTCCGATGGCGTAGACCCGCACCAAGAAAGTGCCGGGCGTAATGTCCAGCACGTCGTAGTCGCTGACGCTGGTGATGGCCTCGCTGAAGTTTGCGCCATCCTTGCTCCACTGCACCCGGTAAGTGCTGGCACCTTGGACATTCCCCCAGCCGATATTCACCTGCGCGCGGACTTCGGCTTGGTAGGTGTAAAGGGACTCGCCTACCACCAGGTCGGTCGGGGTGCCTGGAACTGGCGATAGTGCTGTGATGTCGCGCGTCTGCAGCACCAGGCCGTTTTCCACCGCGTCGTATTTCAGCGGGTCGTGCTTCAGGGCAGTGATTTCGATCACGCCGCCGTCTTGCTCCACCACGGTCAACACGCGGAACGTCTGTGCCTCGACGGTGCTGGCCGACAGGATCCACTGCGCGCCGGCCTGGGGTGCGTCAGCCAGGGGTGTCACCAGGTTGATGGTGTTGCCGCTGGCGCTGGCCACCTGGGATTCGCCCACGGTGCCATCGGGCAGCATGGTGTAGATGGTCCAGCTGGATGTGCCAAGATTGACAGCAGCGTCGGTGACGATGGCTGACACGGTAGCGCTGCGCACACGGCCGCCAAGGCGAACGCCTGCACGGCTGGCGTCGGCCACTTTAATGACTTGGCCAGGGCGCGCGATTGCACCCTCCACGCCGGTCTGGAACGTCACGGTTTCGGATTCGTAGCGCTCGGAATACAGTAGCCAGCGGCCCACGCGGGCAGCCTGGCCGCGACTGGTGCAGCCAATAGCCACCACCTCGGTGGGCACCACGCCAAAGCGGGCGATGGCGTCCTGGTCCTCGACATACTCGACTTTCTGCGCGTACAGGTCGGCCGGATCGTTCCATGTCACCAGGGCGACGGTGTGTCGGGCTTTGGCGCTGCTGCCGGAATAGCTGAACTGGCCTTCGACCACGTTGGACTGGGTGAACAGGGCCACAGGGTCGCTCGGTGCGTCTTGGGCCAACGTCAGGCTGCCGGATGCCCAGTAAACCATGGACCGGAAACAGGACGCCATGTCCTGGACCACTTTGTAGGCTTCGGCACGGCTTTGCAGGTACAGGTTACAGGTGAAGCGCGGTTCGGTGCCGCCCAGGCCGTCGTCCACCAGTTCGTCGCAATACTGTCCAATGGCGTACAGCGCCCACTTGTCCACCTGGGCCGGGTCGATGAACTCGCCCAGGCCGTAGCGGGTGTTCGTCACCAGGTCGTAGAAACACCAGGCCGGGTTATCGGTCCAAGCGGTCTGAAACGTGCCGTTCCAGGTGCCAGTATAGGTGCGGGTGGCCGCGTTGTAGTTGGACGGCACCTGGACGCGCTTCAGCTTTAGGTCATAGGCGCGGATCGGCACGCCGCTGAACGTGCTGGCGTCAAAGCGCATCGACACCAGGGCGCTGTTCGGATAGCGCAGTTTGCTGTCAATGATTGCGGTGAAGCTGTCCCAGAACGTCTTATTTTGCAGCTTTGGGTTTGTTGTGTCAGCTGTGATGCGGCGCACGCGAATGTTCCAGGGCGCGGTTCCGGTCAGTGGCACGCGGTAGCTGCGCTGGTACTTGCTGGTGGTCTTGCCCGAAATCGTGTTCGTCAGCGCCGTGGCGTAGCTGCCGCCACTTGGCTGGACGTCGATGGCGATCTGCACCGACTGGCCTTCCAGGTCGCCTTTGCTGTTCTGGAAATAAAGCGCAGGCAGGCTGACGGTCACGCGCACGGCATCCACGTCTGCGTCGCTGATCGTGCGGACGACAGACGTCGCCGCCGTCACCTCGGTGTTGACCAGGGTTTCACTTTCGACACCGCCAAAGCCTGAAATGTAGGTTTGCGTGTTGGTGCCGGTCCGCGTGTTGTAGGTGACGTTCTGGAAGTTGAAGCTGTTGTCGGCATTCTGCAGCGGCGTGCCGTTCAAGTAGATGGACTTGGCCCCGTTGACCAGGCCTTCGATTTGGCCTTCGGACACCAGGTCCAGGATGCGGGCATAGGCGCGGGATCGCAATGTGGTCATGCTTCGATGTCCTCCACGCTGATGCCGGCGCTGATGACGGCGCTGCCGACCACCATGCGGCCATAACCCACCGGCACAGGCTGACCCTGCGCGCTGGTGTTCACTGCACCATTGAATACGTAGCTGGGCTGCTGTTCTTCCTGGGGGCCGTCAAACTTTGGCTGTGGTGCAAGCATTTGCGCGATACCCCCCAGCGCCAGCGACACACCGACACTGAAAGCCACGGTGGCCAGGGTCGTGCTGCCGAACAGCGTCACGGCGGCCAGGCCTGGCACCAGGAACGATGCCGCGATCAGGGCTGCACCCAGCAGGATCTTGCCGACTGTGCCGCCGGCACCGGCCACCACGGGCGCAATGGTGATGCGTTGGCTGGCTGGATTGTGCAGTTCGTCTTCGCCCACTTCCTCGCGCTTGTTCAGCACGCGGTAGCCGACATTGCGGTCAGCTGATGCCGACACGAAGGCGGCGAAGTCTTTGAAGTTGGCGCAAAGCGCGCGCACGGCTTCAGCTGGCGACTTAACGTCCAGCATGTGCTTGCGGCCGTAGCGCTTGCCCAGTTCACCCAGCAGAATGATGGTTTTCATGTCTCAGGACGTGCGTTGTTCGTTGACGCCAGAACTCGCTGTAAATGTCGCGGCATGACAGCCGGTTCTGGACGTGGTGGATGATTCTATTATCGCCCAGGTAGACCGCCCCATGGTTCGTGACCGGGCTGGCCACGCGCATCAGGATGCCATCACCAGGCTGCAGGTCGGCCGGGTCAATGGCCACAAAACCGGCTTCGCGGAAGTGGTCGGCATACAAGTCTTCACCGCGTAGCCACCATTCGTCGCGTCGCTTAAAGTCGGGTAGCTGCAGGCCGCGTTCCTGGGCGTACCAGTCGCGGATCAGGCTGTAGCAGTCCAGCACACCGTGCGACCACTCGCGGCCCACCATGGGTGCCTGGTAGCCGTTCGGCTCCATGTAATGCCACCGGAAATGCGGGGCGCTGACGATGTGCCAAGGTAGGCCGCTGGCCTCGCAGGACACCAGGTCAGCCTGGGACGGCGTGCAGGGTAGTTCAGGGTGCGAATGCACAATGGCCACGATGTCGCCGGCGTCGTCGGCTTCGGCATAGTCGACCGGATCCAGGATGAACTGGTCAGTGCCCACGGCCAGGTTCTTGGCTGGCCAGTAGCGTTCACGTCCTTTGACGATGACCACCAGGCCGCATGCTTCGCGCGGCATGGCTTCAATGGCGTGTTGCTGGGCTTCCTCGCGCCAGTTCATCGGGTCAGGCCAGCAGCTGGGAAGGACCCGAACGGCAGCGGGTTGTTCTCACCAAAGCGCGCTTTGCAGCTGGTCAGGCGTTTGCCGCACACGTCCAGGCCGACACTTCCGACTGCCTGGTCGTTGGCGTTGAAATAGTTAGTGCCGGTGTAGCCGCATTCGCCGCCACGGTAACGCCAGACACAGACGTTCTGAATGATCTGGCGACGCGGCAGCTGCACGCCGGCCACGTCAAAGGCTGCGGCCAGTTCAAATTCCACCAGGTCGCGGGTTTCCGTGACTTTGCGGTCAATGAAAAACACGTCATCAGGAAATTCCGCCAGGGCGTCGGCGTTGGGGTTTGTGCCGCCTGGGAAGTTCACCGCGTCCAGATACTTGGCCATGGTGCGCTTGCGGGTGATCTTGGCACCCAACAGGTCGTCATAGGTCAGCACCAACAGCGTAATGGCTCCGGTGACGTTGGCCACCTGTAGCTTGGGGCGTGGCAGCTGGCCATTGCCTGACATGTCAAAGCCGGTCGCCTTGATCGGGAAGGCGGTGTAGGTGTCGCCCTGCCAGACCAGGTTCTGGCGCAGGCCGTTGGTGCCGGCGTGAAACCGCAGCAGATCACCACCAAACGCGGTGGCGTCCATTTCGAACAGTTCAATGATCGCGCTGGGTTCCAGCTTTTGAATTTCGCTGGTGATGGTTTCGGGTGTGGTCATGGCTCAAACACCTGCGTGAATGTCGCGCTGACGTTGTTCAGGTTGTAGCGCGCCGTGGCCACTTGCCATTCGCTACACACCACCTTGATGGCCGTGGTTTCGTTGGGCGGCGTCCAATCGAATGCCTCGACGCCGTTGCGTGTGGCCAGAAACGACTTAATCGCCGCCGTTTCGGCGTTGCTGCGGTTCTGCCACTGCAAGGTCCACACCTGCGGTTGGGTGTTGATGCCGTCGGCCTGGCGTTGCTGGTAGCCGTCGCCAAAAGCCACCGCGCGCACGCGGGGCTTGATCTGGACCTGGGCACCAAAGTCGGGAACGTAGGTAAATGTCGCCATGTTTATGCTGCCAGCAGACCGCCGGGCCGTTTTTGGTTAATCAGTTCAGCCTTGACCGCACCGGCGATCAGGCGGCCAAGGTTGGCCGCGCCGCCGTCGTCCTGAACCTGGGTCTGGCCGCTTTCCACATTGACGTTCACCACCACGCTGGTTTCACCGCCACCGCCGCCATTCATAGTCACAGGGATGGTGCGGCCGTCGGGCAGGGGCACGTAGGCTTCAGGCATGCGGCCTTCACCGAACAGCGCCACCTGGGGGCTGTTGGCGATGCCGCCGTTGGCGTAGGCGTTCAAAGGCACCGGGCCGCTGTTGGTCATGATGCCGCCATTGGCAAACCCGAACATTCCGCCAATGGACGACATCAGCGGTGCCATGATTGTTTTCTGGATCATCATGCGCGCGATGTCCTGCAGAATGCCGTTCACCATGTCCTTGAAGCTGGCTTTACCGGTGAAGGCGAAGTCCACAAACGTGTCGGTCGCCTGGCGGCCCCATCCTTCCACGGCTTGCTTTAGGTCGGCCATGGTGTCCTTGCCTTTTTTGCCGACTTCATCGAAGTCGTCTTGGGCCTTGAACACGGCGCGGCTGTAGGTATCCCAGTCGATTGCGCCCTGGTTCAGCAGGTCGTTCAGGCGCGTCATTTCAATGTTCAACTTTTCAATCGGCGTGCGGGTTTCGTCGTAGACACGCTTGCCGGCCTCGGCCAGCTTTTCCTTGCTGCGGCGGGATTCTTCCTCGGCTTTGGTCCTTGCCCTGATCGCTTCTTCTTCGGCTTTGGCCTGCGCCTTTATGATTTCATCCATTTCGCGGTCCAGCGCCAGAATTTGAAGTTTCTTGCGAATTTCACTTTCAGCCTGGGCGATCTGCTGCGGCGTGGCACCAAGCTGGCGCAACTTGGCCAGCGTCAATGCTTCTTCGCCCAATGTCAGCTTCAGCACTTCATCGCTCAGACCTTGCAAAATGCGTTTGCGTTCGTCAGCCGCCTTTGCGGCCAGCTTGTCGGCTTCCTCTTGTGCCTTTGCTCCATTGATGCGCTTCAAAATGGCGCTTTCACCGCTTTCGCCGCCGGCCGGTGGGTTGATGAACCCACGCCCAGCACCAGCGCTTGGTCCTTGCAGCGCCTTCATTTGCTCCAGCACGGCACGGGCTTCGGCCAGTTGGTTGTTGACGGTCGCCAGGTCGCCGGGGCTTAAGAATCGGTTAATTGACGCACCAAGGCTGTCGCTCGACAGCGCCTTTTGCATTTCAACCAAGCGGCCGATCTTGGCGGTCACTTCGGCGATGCTCTTGTCCAGGTTTTCGTAGTCGTAGACGACATTGCGGGTAACTTGGCGGAATCCAGCCCACATGCTGCTGTCGCCGGCTTTGCGTGCCTCCACCATGGCGTCCATGACGCGGTTCAGTGATGGCAGTAATTCATTCAGCAGCGACTTGGCCAAAGACGATGCCATCGCAGACATGCGGTCCAAGTTGTCGTTGAACTGCGCAGCCTGGACCGCAAAGTCCTCGCCCACCGTCACGCCCAGGTCGCGGGCCTCTTGTCGGGCCTCGCGCATGTTCTCAATGACCGGGATCATTTGCGCGCCGGACTTGCCAAAAATCTCAATGGCCAGCGCAGCCTTGACGGTGGGATCGTTGATTTCTCGGAACTTGTCGCCCAGCTCCTGCATGATGTCCACCGAAGACCGCATGGATCCGTCGGTGTTCTTCACGCTGATGCCAAGCGCATCGAATGTGGCGGCAGCGGTCTTGTTGCCAGTGGCTGCGTCGACAGCCTTGGCGGCCAGCTTGCCAAGGGCGGACTGAACAGCGTCAATGCTGCTGCCGTTCATTTTGGCT